TTCAAGTATGAGGACCGCACGCAGCCTTTCGAGGGTGCAGCCGGCGTAGTACATCCATTGCTCGCGGAATCAGTAACACAATTCCAGGCACAGGCGTATAAGGAACTATTACCACCTGCAGGACCCGTTAACACGGAAGTTGTTGGTGAAATAACTCCAGAAGTCGAAGAACAGGCAAAGCGTGTCAAGGATTACATGAATTACCAACTGACGCACGTGATGAGGGAATATGATCCGGATATGGATCAACTATTATTCTATCTTCCTTTATCAGGTTCGGCATTCAAGAAAACTTACTATGACTCACTATTGCAGCGACCAGTTTCAAAATTCGTTTCTTCCGAAGACTGTGTTGTCAATTATATGGCGACATCGCTGGAGGACGCAATCAGAATTACACATGTTACAAAAATTGATTCCAATGAACTGAGAAAGCAACAGGTTAGTGGATTCTACCGCGACATTCCAATTACGTCCGGATCAGTTTCAACTACAAGCGATGTTCCTGATAAAGTGGACGAGCTCCAGGGAACAAGTGATACGCTTGCATCAGATGATGACGAGCATGTTCTTTTGGAAATGCATGTTGACGCCGATGTTCCAGGGTTCGAGGACCCAAGCGAAGTTAAGCTTCCATATGTGATCACGATTGACCAGTTTTCATCCAAAGTTTTAGGAATAAAAAGAAACTGGATAGAAACTGACCAATTAAAAAAACGAACTGACTATTTTACACACTACAAATTCCTCCCAGGACTGGGGTTTTATGGCTTTGGTCTAATACATATGCTTGGTGGATTGTCAAGAACAGCAACTAGTGTTTTGCGGCAGTTAGTTGATGCAGGAACTCTTGCCAATCTTCCAGCAGGTTTCAAGGCACGTGGCATGCGCATACGTGATCATGATGAGCCATTGCAGCCAGGAGAATTTCGTGATGTTGATGTAACAGGAGTTTCAATAAAAGAATCATTACTACCACTTCCTTACAAGGAACCATCTCAAACTTTATTTGCTCTTTTAGGTTTTTGTGTTGACGCAGGAAAATCTTTTGCAGCAATTGCGGATATGAAGATGGGTGAAGGAAATGAACAGAATCCAGTTGGAACTACACTGGCATTACTGGAACGCGGAACAAAAGTTATGAGCGCAATTCATAAAAGATTGCACTATGCACAAGGCGTTGAATTTAATTTATTAGCGCGTTGCATCAAGATGTTTCTTCCACCGGAATATCCTTACATGGTTAAGGGTGGAAACAGAATGATCAAGCAACAAGATTTTGATGATCGTGTTGACATACTTCCAGTTTCAAATCCAAACATATTCTCCATGTCACAGCGTGTCATGCTGGCGCAGCAGCAGTTGCAGATGGCAATCGCCAATCCGGCATTGCATAATTTGCGTGAGGCATATCGAAGAGTTTATCAGGCGTTGGATGTGGATAACATTGATGCATTATTGAAACCGGATCCAGGAAATCCACCACCAAAAAGCGCGGCAACTGAAAATTCAGAGGCAATGCGCGGGCAAGATCCAAAAGCATTTCCACAACAAAATCACAAGGCGCACATAGAGGCGCACGCGGAATTCATGTTTACGCGTCCTGTCCAGATTAATGTACAGGTTTACGCAATGATGGAAGCTCATATATTGCAGCATATCGCGATAATGGCGGCGGAGCAGGTGGAACAGCAAATGCAGCAACAAGCACAACAATTACAACAACAGATTCAGCAAATGCAGCAACAAGCACAACAGAATCCAGCCATGCAGCAACAAGTGGCTCAACAAACACAGCAAATGCAGCAACAATTCAGTATACAAAAAGAGTCTCAAATTGCTGTCGTTGAAGCACAGTTGATTAAAGAAATGGCACAAGAAGAAACTCAAAGAAGCGGAATGGAAGACCAAGATCCATTGGTTAAATTGAAACAACAAGAAATTGATCTTAAGGCAGCGGAATTACAGCAAAAAGGTCAGCATGATGAAACCAAGATGCTTATGGAAACAGCCGTTGATGCAGAAAAGCTTGACTTGGAACGAGAAAAAATGTCTAGTAATAATGAATTAGGTATGGTAAAGGAATCTTTTGGCCTTATGAAAGAAGGACAAAAAGATGCTACATCTGAGATTAAGGAAGATGTGGCTTCATTAAGGGAGTCTGCTAAAGATCGAAGTACTTCAATGAGGGAGGCTGCTAAGAACCGAAGCAACGAGCGAATTGCTGGAATGAGGGAGAGAGCTGCGGCTAGAAAAGCAAATGGTAAATCAAAAAATAGATAAAATAGCTGAAATAATGCAAAAAGCGGAACAGCTAGTTATGAAGGAATTAAAGAAAAATCCAGGTCATGATCTGTTGGTCGCGGCCGGACTGATGGCAGTTACAAGGAATCTGTACATACACGCACTTGGGCCTGAAGAGGCACAGAAAATATTTGCAGTTATGCTAGATTCGTTTATAGTCGTCGATGAGATTCAGTATGGTATGGACCATGCTGCAAAACCAACAATTCACTAGGAGGTAAATATGAAGTTATTGAAAGATGTTTGGAGTCACTTGAAGGAGTGGAACGAATGGGGAATGAAAGACTGGATTAAAGCCGGCATCATTGTCATCGTTGTTCTTGTGGTTCTAAAAATTATACTTATACCGGGCGCATAGAGTAATAGGAGAATAATAAAATGGCATGGGACGACATAACACCAGGCGGAGGATATACATGGGGAGGATTTCATGGAGGCAAAGATCGTTATTCTAGAATCAACCCACAAAAAAGAGCTCAGTATGAAGCAAACGTACCAGGTAAAACTTGGCCGTGGCAAACACCTAGAGGTCGTGGAGATATAGACCCAAAATATTGGGTTAATCCTGGTCCTAGCTATGATGATCGTTCAGGATATGCAACAAATATAGACAGAGAAATAGATAGGGCAACTGGTAAATTTAATGCTGTAGGGCCAGGAATTACAGGTCTTCCAGAATATGCAATGCAAACAGGTGCTGCGGAAGATGAAATAGATAAAAAAAGAAGAGAATTTGACCATTCCATGTGGGCGCATATGAGACTTCCAAGTTTTGATATACTTGGTAAAGTTGGAGATTTGGCTCAGGGCGCTTTGCGCGGTTCCCGTTTGCACAGTTCCTATAAGGATGCGGCAGTTGCAGCTGGTGGAACCAAGGCTCAAGGATCCAAAGCCTGGGAAGCCGATAAAAGAGCCATGATGACAGATGAAGATCAAGCTTTTCATGATAAATATATACGTTTAGCTGGTTTAACCTCTGACCCAGATAAAGCAAGAGAATATAGAGAAACAGCTGAAACGGCGTGGAGAAACAAGCAGACTTCAGATCGTCTTGCTGCGGCAACGGGATTTGAGGATTACATGCCTGAAAAATATACAAGTTATGATTATCCAGGCCGTGGAAGGATGGACGAGGTTGCAGGTAATTTGGGATTCAATGTTTGGAATCCAAGTCCTGGATCTCCTCGTAGCACTGCGGAAGGAAGAGACGCGATAGCGTCCCAAATGAATGTTCCTCAGGATGATATAACATCAGCAATTTCATATGGAGACCCAAATCCAGAAGGTGATATTCTTTGGGGAGAACCAACGGGAACTGACGAAAGAGTCGCACGAGGACTTTCTTATGCAGAACCTGATATGTTTGATATTCTTTATGGTGAGCCAACTCTTGATCCTTTTGGTGGAATGTATGAGTCACCTTTAACGGATAGGCTTTATGGAGAGCCAACTAATATAGGCCTGGCTTCAGAGCTGGCTTTAGGGAACAGAGGATATGACACACTTGATGAAGACGAAGTTGAATATTTAGAAAATAAACGTCGAAAAATACCATTTCTTGATAGATAATGACAGGTTACGATTGGAGAACCTTGGGTGAAAGTGCTGGTGGAACTTCTTACCCAGTAAGCAGACCATCACATCATGCACCATCACGACCTTCGGGTGGAACTCCCAACTATGGCCCACCTTCAATTCAAAACCCACCACCTCCTCCTGTACAAACAGGAACATGGAGCCAGCCAGATCCAACTGGTATGGGTAATCCAGAAAAAGCAGATTTCATTGATTATGATTATGTGAATCCCAATACAGGATTGACTGTTGGTCAGACGCAGGCTGATGCAAAGGCAGCAGGACTTACAAGTATGGGTAATGAAATGGATAAAGTTAAGCAGGCCCAGTCTCTAGCAAATGCTCTAAAATCAGGAAATATCAATAAGGAACAACTTCAAAATTATATGTCGTCAGGTATACTGCCTGGACACATAGCTGAAAAGGGTGGCCTGGCAGAATTTTCAGGATATGATACTCATGGTAATCCTATTTATGTGGATCCAACAACTGGAAATCCTTACGACCCAAGGGGAAAGCTTACAGCAGGAATGTCAGAAGATCTTTCGGATCTTCAGTTCATGCAGGATGAAGGAGTCTACGGTGGAGTTTCCGGTCTTGAAGCTGAAGTCAACAGGCAAAAAGGGTCTATTGTAAGCGAATTGGGTAAAATGAAGACTCAAGGATTAAAGTCCAATCAGATTAAGGAAAGACTAAAACAAGATCCTAATTTTGCATCTTTGGCCAAATTACATGGCTATGAAGGTTCAATGGATGATATTTTTAATCCTACTGATACAGTAGCTGGATCAGTTGGTGATTGGATAATGGCCAATACAACACAGCCAGATCCAGGAGCAAAAGGATTAGAAGCTGTAGGATACGATCCAACTGGTGTACATACATTTAGTGAAATTGAATCGGACCCTGAATTATACGAAAAATATCTTAACCGTGGAACACTTTGGGATGATCCATTATCCGGAATTTTAAAGGCACCAGGAGAACCACCTCAAGAAGGTGAACAAGACTATGGATATGGCTATAATTATAGAGGAAGCCAGCGTGACCGCAACTTGGCTCTTTTGCAATTTCTTCAAGGTGGATCACCCATTAAGAACTTGGAAAAATCAGGATTCATGGGATCAATGGAATCTGCTTATCAAGATGCTCCTGAAACATTAGAGAAGGGGCTGTTTAGTAAAATAATTCCAGGAGGGGCGTTTAACCCTAAAGCAATGAAACGATTAGTTACAAGTTGGGGTTCAGGATACACAAATCCACGCTATGCAAATGTTGCCGCAAGAGGCGGAATAATGTCCGCATGGAACAATATGAGGAGATAACATGGGAATAATAGGTAGTTTATTTGGTGGTGGAGGTGGAGCTATAAAGGCTGTGACTAAGGTGATTGACGAAATTCACACCAGTGATGAAGAACGTCTCAACGCACGCAACACCATAATGAAGATAGAAGCCGAACTGAAGAAACGGCAAATGGATATCAACCTGGCAGACGCGCAGTCGAAAGCCGGTGGAATATCCGGAATGATTCAACGAATTTGGAGACCCTTGATTGGATTCTCCTGTGCATTGGCAATTTTTTGGGAATACGTCCTGAAACAGTTTCTAATGTTCTTTTTGGCAACATTTAAGG